CACAGACGGAGCATCTAAACGAGCACAGGTCAAAGCAGATTCTCTTGTTAAAATGCAAGATGCTCAGCTAAAAATAGATGAGTTAAGAGCAACAGGAGAATATAAATCTGCAGAAAAAATGCAGAAGGCTTTGAATGCTTCTGTTGAACTTCTTGCCGGATCTAAAACTGACAAAACCTTAGATAATAGATTAAAAGAACTAACCGCTATTGAATCACAATCTAGTGATCTTTTAAAATTACAAACAACTTGGAACGATCAAGAGAGTAAAAATAATCTTGAAGGCGTAAAAGGTATTATATCAAAGCTTGAAGAAAGTAAAAAAGTTTTAGATGATGATACTTTAAATAAAGATCTACAAAGATCATTAACAAAACTTGGCGGAGCTTTCGGAAGAAACCTAAAGGGTGAAGTTAAAGAATTACAAGATTCATATAATAAAGCAAACGAAGATCTAAAATCAGCAATAGAAGATGGTGATGATAGAGGGATAGAACTTGCTAATGCTCAACTTGCTGAAATAGCAAAAGGTGCAGAATCAGAAGAAAGCAGAAGAGAGGCACAAAAGCTTAACGAAGAAGCTAACTCTAGATTATTCCAAATAGCTAGCGGTCTCGAAGAGATGGGTGATAAGTTCGATGAAACGGTTTCCGCAGGAGCTAAAGGAGCAGGACTTCTAGCTGGACTAACTGGTTTAGCTTTAATGTTCTTAGATCCAGAAAAATTCCAAGCAATCATGGTTGATATAATAGAGAAAGCTTCTATTGTATTTAATACGATCTCTGCTCTTTTACGTGGTGACTTTGAAGAAGCTGGATCACTATTTTCAGAAAACATGGGAACCTTTGGTCTATTAGTTGGATCATTAGCATTATTGTTTGGTGGTAAGTTAATTAAGGTTATTGGTACTGCACTAAAAGTAGCTAGGGTATTTAGAGTCTTTATGATGGGAACATTTATCCCAACTCTATATGCTGCATTTATGAGTATGATGACAGCGATAACACCAATAGTGGTTGCGATGGCTCCAATACTACTACCTATATTAGCTATCATGGCATTAATAGGTGGTTTATACTTCGGGTTTAAAAAGCTACAAGATTCATTAGGACCTGGCGCAAGTATAATGGATACGTTAAAAGTTGCAATGTTATATTTTGTTGACTTCTTAGCATCGATCGTAAATGGGATTACATACATCCCAAGAAAAATGATATCCTTCTTAGGTAAGAGAGCAGCCAAATGGTTATTTGGAGATGATTTCGACACGTCAGCATTAGATGCTATCTCTAAGGGTCTTGATACCGGAAGAGGTAAAAGAGCAGCTGATGAGATAAGAGCTAAGAATGAAGCAGCTGCGGCAGAGAAAGGTCCAGATACAGGACAAACAGATGCTGATATGGAAAAAATGTTATCGGGTGAAATGCCAGATATATCGAGCCAGGTAGATCCGAAAACTACAGTAGATGGCAGTGAGATATTAGCAAAATCACAATCCAATGAAGCACAGAAATCTGCAGGTCAATCTGTAAGCGCAGTAATTACTAACGCAACAGGTGGTAATGTTACTAATGCTACTTCTATTCGATCAACAGTAGTACAAAGTCCAATTACAAGAGCAACTTCTGTTCTTGGATCTGTAACCAGCAGATAAAAAAAGGGGCGCTTTCGCACCCCTTCCGATCGTAAGATCTATTAGTTAACTCTCGTTAGCTAATTTATTAAAGTAACTTAACGTATCATCTTCATCGCTAGAAGAGGTTTCCATTGCTGGAGATTCTTCTATCATTGAAGGTGTTTGTTCCATTGTTGGAACAGGAGCGCTAGTCATAGTTGCCATATCGGCAGTAATTCCAGCATCAACACCTAATACTTTATTAAGTTTGGCTTTAAGTTCGTCATATGATTTATATGATTTAGGATCAGTGAATTCACTTAATGAATGTAGTTTCCCATATACACTTTCTAGCTCTGCTTCATTACTATCAAATAATGCTGAAGGACTTGAGAACTCTGATTTATCATAGTTAACCCATCCATCTACTTTTCTGATTTTAATTTTAAAGTCAGCGCCTTCCCAGAAGTCGTATGGATTACAAGGTTGCTCATCGGCGAATTGTGGTTGCATAGCTTCCATAACTTTGTCGAAGATTCTTTTACCGAATTGGTAAAGGAATACCTTTCCATTATTTTCTGGGTGTTCAGGATCACTGATTACTAGAATGTTTGAAACATAATGTAAACGTCTTTTCCTTTCACGTGCAATAGCTTTATCCTCATCTCTACCAGTATTCCAAAGAACAGTATTTTGTTCTGAGACAGGGTCTGGTTGATTAATAGAGGTTAATGATTTCTCTATGTACCATAGACCATTAGGACCTTTAAATCCGTGATCCCAGTATCTTACCCAAGGAAGATCTTCACCTTCTTTGGCAGGTAAGAATCTGATTACCGCGTAACCGTTTCCTGCTTTATCTCTTGTAGGTTTCCAAAGACGATCATCACCATAAGATGAGTTGTCCGCTTTTGGGGTGGATACAGCTTCTGCTGCTTTTACGAGTTTATCGATTGATGAGCCTCGTGCGCTCTTTAAGTTTTCGAATGACATTTTATTTTCTCCATGTACACTGTATTGTTGAATTATCCACTTTGTTCATAATATAATGAGTATATTATACCACACTCCTATGGTTTTGTAAACCCTTTTTTGATAATACTTACGCATTTATCTTTATTAAAGTCTACAAAAGGTTTATACTTCATAATCTTTCTAGAGATATCTGGCCAAATAATTGTCTCAGTTATCTTAGATCCTTCACGTTTCATAAACCCTAATATTGAATCCAGAATAACAACAGTCTCTAAACTAATCTCTTCTCTCATCAATAATTTTACTATCAATGGATGCGTTTGCTTTGTCATAAACAAATCATCAAACTGTATATCCATATCTATTAAACTATTTATATCTTTTTGAAACTCACGATGTATTGACTCGCGAACTTTCATATGCTGCTTAAAGTTAGTTTCACCACCTTCGTTTAGCATATCCCCAACGTAACTAATCCCATTCTTAAAGTTAGCTATATAATACTGTAAGAGTTTATCGTCATAAGTCTTAGCTAGTTTGGCAAAGAAGTATTTATCTTTCCTAGCAAAGAACGATTTAGGACTTACGTTAGATTTAAAATTGTATTTAACTGCATCATAGCTGTCTTGTTCGAAATGCAGCTTAAGTGCATTGTACATACTATATGCATCAAAGGGTTGCATCATACTGGTAATGTATTACCTTTCTTATCTCTGATTAGGTTTAACCCCTGGGCTTCTGCTGTAACTTTTTCTTTTAAAGAATCAGATAGTAGTTTCTTTATGTTTCCATAATCCATACCTCTTTTTTCTATCACGTAGTTCATAGCATCCATATATGACATTTTGTTTTTAGCAACTAGCTCTTCTACTGCTGTACTAAATCTTTTCTTAGTCATAATCTTTTCATTTAATATATCCATTATATTACTCTCATTAAAATACAGTCCTTGTTGATTCGGCCTGTTGGTTCATAAATCTTTGTTGTTAATCCTTTCCATACTTTTAGTATTTGCTTTTCTGTTTTGTTTAGAATAAGCGGTAGTATTTCCTCTGGCTTTCTTAACTTAGTTATTTTACTTAGTTTAGTATCATAGTTCTTAATAGTAGATCCAGCGATCTCGAAACCCTTAGCATCTAATGCAGTGTATTCTGCAAGCTTACCTTGTTTAACATTATAAACATATAGCTTAGATGCGGTTGGAATAAGGATAGGATTAATAGATGTTAACTTAGCTGCTAAGTCTTCTTTCATATAGTTTAACTTAGATACCTGTTGTTCGTTGCTCCTAGGGACACGTACACGCGCCTTACGCGTCGCTTTAAAGCTATCTTTAAGTTTATCAAGGTCAGAATAAATATTGTCGTATACGTTGAGCATTTTCTTTTTATTGCCTTTCGTAATGTGTGAATAAGCTTCTACACAATCAGGACATGTTTTATCGTATGCTTCTTTTAGTCCTAGATATTCTACATCGATCATGTCTTGGAATATAGAAATAGCATTACCTTTTAATCCAAAGTTTTTAAATAGAGAGAATGCTTCGAAGTCAACTTTATAATTACCTTCCATCCATTCATCAACTACGTTAACATCAAATTCCATATAAATGGTTTCTAATACCTTTGCTCTAGTTCTTTCTTGTATACTAGGCATTTTAGGTTTTTCTTTTACTGCTTCTACTCTTTGCTCTTCTAATAAAGTAGCTTTTTCATATAGTTCATCAGTAATAGGTTTAAAGCCTTCGATAAACAATGGATCATATTTGTAACCTCTTGACCATATAACGCCAACTCCACCGACTCTTCTAATTGTATAATCGGGTAAACGTAAAAAGACTTTTAACTTATCATCATCCCAACCATATACATCTCTTAGAAAGTCTACTGCGTGTGGAAGGTAATCTTTGTTTTGATAAAAGTAATTATACCATCTGGAAGCTTTAGCCCATTTTCGGCCAATCTTTCCATCGTATTGTTCTTCAATGTCCATGTGTCCATCTTCTTCTGTGAAGAGAGGTTCTGGACCCATCATCTTTGCATCTAAAGAAACTCTATCTTTCCTCATCGAGATTCTTTTCTTATTTAATTTTTTAAGTGCCATAATTTCCTTATAATAAAGTGGGGCAGAGGTCGCATTCTGAAAGATAAGGAGTTAAAGAGCGACATACCCCGAAATTGTTCATCTTCGCATACGTGCTATATCTATAGCGTGTTCCTTATCGTCTTCGAAGATTGGTACTGCATTTGACTTATGCATTGTTGCAATACCTACTAATTTTCTTTCTCCGGTATATTGGAGATTTTCTTTTTTACCCATGTTATCATTTTGAGTCTTGGAAAGTCTTTGTAGAAAATCTACTCTTTCTTGCTCTTTGATATCTGCAGCTTTTAATGCTGCTGCCTGTTTAACAGGATCTATTTCCATAGGTATGAACTTTGGCCTTGTTTTTTTAACTGGGTTAGCCGCATGCTTCTTTCTTTTTTTCCCAGATGGTCCATATCTTAATGAACCCATGTAAAAGTTTGTTGTACTCATAATATATATTATACCACAATTTCTAAGAGATGTAAACCCCTTATTGATTTCTAATAAATTGATTTAGTAATTCTTTACCTCTTAAGGCTTTTCCTAATATAACTACTTCACCATTTTGTAAAGTTCTTTTAACGCTTCCGTCATTGAACTCTATATCCATAACATTTTTACCATCTTCGGTATCCTGTGGTCGATTGTCATAGTGCATTGAATCCAATGAATGTGCGTGTAGTGATTTAACACCTTTGGCCCATTCTTCAGCTTCTATCTTTAATCGTTGTTTTTCGACTCTGCTATCATATTGACTCATTTCATTTCTCCTAAGGTTTTAACTACAAAACCTTTAACTGTTTTTAGGTGGTACCAAGCTGCATTATATATTTGCATAGAACCGTCATTCCATTGTACAATCCATCTTGGTATCCCACCTGGTGACTTATCCTTAAGGATTTTAGCATCACCATAATTAAATAAAACTTCTCTCATTAGTAATCTCCATCTGCTGATCTATTAGCATTATATGCATCCATGTAAGATGAGTTTTCTAAAAAACGATTAGTATCTTTTTCTGAATAATACATATTTTCTGGAGCAAAACATTCTAAAGAGCTAGCGGTTTGTTTGCCAGCTTTCTTTACCGAAGCAGTAAGCTTCTTATGTAGTTTCATTTCTTCTTTGATTTTAGCTTTACGCTTGTCGAGGTTACGAACTGTTTCTTGGAATTTTAGTTCTTCGACTGTGGTTTTTTCTTTTTTTGCTTTGGCTTTTAGTGCCGCTTGTTTGATTAATTCTAATCTATTCATATTAACTCCTTATTAATATTTGTTTGTAGGGTGTATTATACCATAGTTTACGATGTTTGTAAACCCCTAATTTCATTTAATTTCAAAATAACTTCCTCATCGGAAAGATGTCCTATAACATCAGATGTAATAGATGTAGAATAACATAAAGATCCTTCATCATCTAATACAGCTAATTCCCATAGTCCTAGGTTACCACCATAGCTACCATCATGTTTAATTACACTAGCTCCATAACCATTTGGAAATGAATATATGTGTTGAACACCATTATTAACTTTGTTAACTGATACCCTATATTTGGACTGATGCATTATAGTATCTCTCCTTCGATTAAATTCTTGTCTGAGAATCCACCACCAAACGGGGCGTACTCTAATTTTGTTACATGACATTGGTTGTCATATGACTTTCTTTGTTTGCCTTGAATATATCCTGCGAGTGACTTTGCAGCTTTCTCGTCTTTAGCATATACGTATGACTCTGTTGTTATTAAATATCTTTCCATTATCTTCTCCTTAAATAAACATCGTATCTTGTTGCATGTCTAAGAGGTAAATACGATGTATAATTTTTACCATCTTTTAGACCAGCTTCCTTTCTTGGTCCTCTTC